GTTCCGTGTCTGGGCGGTCGAGGGTTTAGCGTGCCCAACATCCCGTACCTTGCAGAGGGTGGCATTGTCACTGGCCCAACATTGGCCATGATTGGCGAGAACGGCCCAGAGGCGGTTATTCCATTAAACGGCAAAAACAGTGGCATGGGCGGCGGTGTAACAATAAATATCACGGGCGGTATTTCATCGTCTGCCGATATTGGGCGTAGTGTGGTTGACGCATTGACGCAGTACACACAGGTTTACGGGCCACTCAATCTGGCGATTAGATAATGGCTGGTTCAACCGTCATTACTGGCGGCACTTATTTGCTGGAATTGTCTACGGGTTACGACTCGTCAGCGTTCTACTTAGATGACTCAACACTTGACGGCACAGCTGTACTTGACGGCGACGGCACCGATTATGTGGACATCACGCCCGTAGTACAAAACATTGCTATTAGTCGAGGGCGACATAAACCGTTAGACGTGTTTGGGCCCGGCACAATGTCTGTCAGCATCAGCGTGCCCAACACAAACCGTGCCTATGACCCGTTAAACACATCTAGCGCGTATTACAACACGTTGACTGAACAGCCGGGTTTGGCACCGTTGCGTCAAATCCGTTTGAGCCGTAACGGCGAATACTTGTTTACTGGTCGAGTGACAACCTATAACCAGCAATACACAATGGCAGGTTTGACCAGTTACCAGATACACGCTGCCGACGACATTTATGTGCTGTCACAAGGCAGTTTGCCCACTACGGCTACCAGCGCCGAAACCTCGTCAGCGCGCATTACAGCCGTTTTGACAGCCGCAGCGTACACAGGCACCACATCCCTTACAGCCAGCCCAACAGCGACGCTAGGGGCTTACAGCATTACTAGTGGCACAAACGTAAACGCCTATCTAAACCGCATCCAACAGGCCGAACAGGGCCGTATTTTTTGTAGTCGCACCAACGTGTTGACAGCCCAACCGCGCATTGGAACCACACTGGCAGCACCTACCGTCACGTTTAACGACACCAATACGGCTACGCCTTACGACAACATTGTGGTTGAATTTGACCAGCAATCGGTAATTAACAACAGCAACATCACTATTGAGTCTAGCGGCACGTTACAAAACGCTAGCGATGCAGACTCAATTAGCCAGTATTTTAAGCAAACGGAAGCGATTACAGACAGTTTGTTATCGAGCGACGCGCAAGCTGCCACACTGGCTAGTTATTTGCTGTATCCGATACCTAAACCGCGTTTCACCAACGTGTCAACCACATTTGCCAGTTTGACCGATGCTCAAAAAAACACGTTGGCGCCTATAGAAATCGGCCAGACCGTGACCATCACCAAGTCGTTTGCCAGCGGTACGCCCACCACCGTGACACAGGATTTATCAGTCGAAGGCATTGACCACGTAATTGACATGAACACCGGGCACCGCATGAGCTTGTGGACATCACCAACCATCATTCTCAATGACTTCATTTTGGACGATATTACGTTTGGTGTGCTATCTACCACCAACGCGTTGGCATAGGATAAAGTGCAACTATGACTACGCCTTTTCCATTTGTAGCAAACACAGTGCTGACCGCAGCACAACTAAACGCAATCACGACATTGCCAGTCAACGCCAAGACCGCTAGTTACACACTTGTGGTTGGTGACGTGGGCCAGCGCGTGCAAATGACATCTGCATCGAGTACGACAATCACAGTCAATACAGGCATATTTTCACAAGGCGACACAATCTGGATACAGAACATGGGCGCTGGCACTTGCACAATTACAAGCGGCACTTGCACAGTTTCTACGGCATCATCTTTAGCGTTGGCACAATATGGAGGTGGCACGCTAGTTTTCCAAAGTGCTAGTGCTGCTACTTTTTTTAGCCAACAGGCAGCAACATACGGCACTGCCACAGGTGGGTCATCCTCAAGCATTACTGTTAGCGGCACGAATTATACGTTGTTAACTTTTACAGCTGATGCCACTCTTACTGTTACTAAAGCAGGTTTGTTTGATGTGTTGCTCTTTGGTGGCGGTGCTGGTGGTTCATCTGGTCAGACCGCTACTACGCGCGCTGGTGGTGGTGGCGGTGCAGGTGCAAAATTGCAGGCCACAGTTTATTTAAGTGCTAATCAAGCGGTCACTGTTGGTGCTGGTGGTTCAGGTGGTGCACCAGACAATGGTGGCACATCTGGTTTTTTAACGTCTGTTGGCACAAACTTGGTAATACTTGGCGGTGGTGGCGGTGTTGGTGACCAACCTTTACAATTTGAGGGTCGCTCAATGGGCACTGGCGGTGGAGCACAAGGCCAAACAGGGCGCGGCAACGGCTCAACATTACTTGGAACCAATTTTGGTTACAACGGTGGCACAGGTGTAAACAACGGTGGCGGTGGCGGTGGCGGTGGCACAACTGCCGTAGGTGCTAACGCTGTAACAACCACTGGCGGTGCTGGTGGTGCTGGTTACGATGTCGGCGCGTTTATTTCTGGCTCATTATTTAAAGGCGGTGGCGGTGGGGGGGGTGGTTCGACTGCTGGCGGTGCAGGTGGTTCATCTGTAGGCGGCGCAGGCAGCACAACTACAGGTAGTGCAGCCGCAGCAAACACGGCTTCGGGCGGTGGCGGCGGCAACGGCGCTTTCTCTGGCGGTAACGGCGGTAGTGGAATTGTTTACGTAAGGTTTAAGTCATGACAACTTATTTTGCACAGATTGACAGCAACAACATTGTAACCGATGTGCGCGTTGTCAGTGCCGAATACATGGCCGCAAATCCCGAGTTGTATCCCGGCACATGGGTGCAGACATACTTTGATGACCCAAACAAAACTTATGCAGGTATCGGTTACACATACGATTATGCAACAGAAAACTTTTATGCGCCGATTGCACCTATTGAGCCTTAGTGCCATGCTTGTACTTATCCTGACCGCTTGCGAAACAACACGGGTTAATGCACCACATAAAACACGCAACAGCGCGTTGACAAGATGCTCGACTATTACTCAATGCGAAAGAGTCAGCAATGGCTAAAGACCGTTCAGAAATTGACTACTTACATGCACGCATGATTGTGTTTGTCGCGTGCACAATCGCAATAACATTTGCTGTCACCGTAATTGGCTTTGTTTACTTTTTAGGATTTGTTGACCAGCCAGTAGAACAATCACCAAATGACGCAGCATTTATAGATTTACTTAAAACGCTGTCAATTTTTATGACCGGCACATTGTCTGGTTTAGTTGCCGCCAACGGCCTTAAACGAAAGCCTGCTGATGGCATTATTACCAGCGAACCCTAAAGTCATCGGGTCTAAGCCGTACACAGGCAACAGTGACGGTGAAGCTGCAGGCCCACGTGCCGGCATGGATGAATGGATTAGGCAAGCCATCAAACACGGTGCAGGCGCGTTTTGGAATAACGGCAGTTACGGCATACGCGACATGCGCAATAATCCCGGCTCATTATCTGTTCATGCCACTGGTCGAGCAGTTGACTTGTCTTACAGGCCGTCAGAGCAACATCCAAACGCAAACCGCAAAGGCAGCATTGCGTTTATAAATATTGTGTTAGCCAACGCAAACGAATTAGGTGTTGAATGTGTGCTCGATTATTTTCCGAAAGCATTTGGGCGCGGCTGGCGTTGTGACCGTCAAGCTTGGAAGTCGTACAGCAAGCCAGAAATACACGGTGCACCGGGCGGTGATTGGTTGCACGTGGAGATAAATCCACAGATGGCAGACCAGCCAAACCTTGTAAAACAAGCGTTTCAGAGAGTATTCACCGAATTGCCACACTGATGCTCTAGGGTCGAAGTACCGACGATTGGAGACAACATGGCAGATGCCAAAACTTATGTGTACGAGGTTTACACCACACATTTAGACAGCAACCAGATGGTGCTTGTGCAGATATTTCGTGACCCTGAAACAGATGCCGTGCTACATGCGCAAATTGCGTTCAAAGATGCAATCGGTGACAGCTGGCAGACCCCTTACCAATTGGAGAAAAAATGACGTATTTGAGCATCAAAATAGGCGCATGGTTCATTACTGGCTTAGCGGCGTTTACGTTGCTTTGGGACGCTAGTAAGCCGTCTGAGAGCCATCTACCGATAACTGGGCAGATAACCACCGTGCTGAACAGTGTCGTGCCATCAACTATTGCACCAACGACCACGTTGCCATACAAAGGTTGCATGGAATATCTAAACGATGCCATTTTGGCTGGCTGGCCGATAAGTGAGTCACCAATGATTTTGCGTGTCATGCAACGCGAAAGCCGATGCCTACCGACAGCTCTAAATGCAGCTGACAGCAACAACGGCAGTCGAGGACTATTCCAAATAAATGGCGTGCACCAAACGTGGCTTATCAAAGAGGGTTACATCAAAAAACTTGATGATTTATATAACCCAGATGTAAATATCCGTGCCGCGTTACACCTATGGTCTAAAGTTGGCTGGTCAGCGTGGAAACTGCCAACACCATGACAGAAATACCATATCCCGAACCCGGCATCACAGAGGAGACCCGACAAATGTATCCAGATAACTACAGCGACAAAATGGGCAAAGTGTTCACAAACATGATTGACGAAATCGTGCGCCCAAATCATGTACCGCGCCCAGAGCCAGTAGACCACAGCAATTTGCTTGATGAGCTGGTACTGATGTATGACGCACACATGACTATCGGCGGTGAGCAAAACAGATTTAACGCATCAGTTATCAAAGCGGCCATAAATGTTATACGCGCCCTGTAAAGCGTGCGGTTTAACAATGCACGGCACAAGGTACAGACACAACCCCGAAAAAGTAATGTGGTTACATCCCAACCTAAAAGCGTGTGCTAAAGTAAAACCAATTCCGACGATAAGGAGTAGGCATGAACAGTGACGAAGTGATAATCAGACTTGACGAACACGACAAAAACAAAATTAACAACATTGTTTTAACGTGCGAAGCACAAATACGATTGCGTAAACAACGCGAAAGTTTTGTCCACCCGAACACCGCTGGCACAATGCGAGTTGGTTACACAGCCGAATTTGCGTTTGCAAAATGGCTAGGCGTACCGTTCAATTACAGACCGTATGACCGGCTAAGCACAGATGTGATGGGCTACCAAAT